AGGACTCCAAGGATATATATCAGATGTGCGAGTGGTAAAAGGAACAAGAGTATACGCCTCTAATTTTACTCCTCCCACTGCACCCTCTACAGCTATAACTAACACCGAAGCACTTTTAAGTTTTACCAATGCCGCTATGTTTGACCAGACAGGCAAGAGTAATATAGAAACTGTAGGAAATGCACAGTTAAACACCTCTATAAAGAAATTCGGTACAGCAAGCGCAAAGTTTGATGAATCAGGCGATTATCTTGTTGTACGCAATCCCATTTTTTTAGGCGGTGGTGATTTTACTATAGAGGGGTTTGTGTACTTTAACTCATCTCCTACAGATGGTCAGGGACTTTTTGTTTATGATAGTGCAGTTATGGGGAATAGGGCTGGATATGGCCCAGCATTAGGGACATACGCAAATGCTCCCTATCAAGGGAAGTGGCATTCGTACTATGGGACTCAAGCAACACCGGGAACTGGCACACAGGGCAACTCTGAAGCCACCCCTAGTGCTACCACATGGATTCATTTCGCGTATGTACGGACATCAGGGGTCATTAAAATTTTCATTGGTGGCAGTCAAATAGGAAGCGATATAGCTTGGACAGGAAATTATATAGCAAATGATGTTCTTACAATAGCAGGGTACTATTCGACCTCTTATCTATTAAATGGTTATATAGACAGTTACCGCGTCACTCTTAAAGCCCGATACACCTCTAACTTTACTCCTCCCAGTGAGGAGTTTCTAAATAGGTAAATAATATGCAGATAGCGATTATCAAAGATAATAAAGTAGAGAGCGTGGGAGAACACAGAGAGTTGTTCTCTAATGTAAGTTTTCCTGCAACTGGCCCATCATCTGATTGGATGACAGAAAACTCTGTACTACCTGTAACGATGAGTCGTTCTTACGATAGGATGACCCAGAAAAGCACAAGCGTAGATCCTTACATAGAAGATAATGTTGTATATCTACATAAAATAGAAAGTTTGACAGACAGTGAAAAGACAGCCGCACAGACAGAAGTAACTAATCAAACAGCAGCTAGTAATAGAGAAAAAAGAAACAGAAGGTTAGCAGAAACAGATTGGATGGCTTGTAGTGATGTCACTATGAGCAACGATTGGAAGACATATAGGCAAGCTCTTAGAGATATAACGAAACATAGCAACTGGCCCAATCTAAAAGTGCCTGATATGGACGGATCGGGCGATAACGATTGGCCGGTAAAGCCTAGCTGATGTCTGATCTATCTCAACACGAAAAAGAGTGCTTGATTCGATACCAAAACATTGAACAGCGAATGAATCGAATAGAGGTGAGTGTCTATGCGCTCTATCCTTTTTTGGTAGGGAGTTTGTTGGCCGCAAAATTTATAGGTTAAAAAATGTTTGCTGAACTTGCAGCGATTACGAGTGCTATCTCTGCAATCAATCAAACGATATCGACGTTCAAAGAAGGCAAGGCAAATGCTCAACAAGCAGCCTCCTTGTTGGGTAAGTTTGGTACGACTGCCCAAAAGCTAGACGATTGGGAAAAGAAAAAGAAACTCAAACGCCCTTTAACTCCTAAAGAGGCTATGGATCTTTCTATTAAACGTAGAGAGATCAAATCAATAGAAACAAAGATAAAAGACCATCTTATGATGGCTGGTATGAGTGACGTTTGGAGAGAAGCAGAGCGCATTCGTAAACAGTCAGAAAAAGATCACTTACAATATTTAAAAGATATCCACAAGAAACGCAAAGAACGACAACGTAAGATGAAAGAGCGTCTTACTGCGGCATTTATTGTTTGCTCTTTAGTATTTTTAAGCTGGTCAGGCTGGTACATTTACGAAGCCATTCAAGAAAGAAGATTAGATTCAGCAAAACAAAGACTAGAACAAGCAAAAGAACGGCAACGTAATCTCAGAAAATGCGGTAGGGTAAAATGTTAGATGAGCAAGCTCGCTTTCGCCTTAATAGTTTTAATAGACGGCCAGCAGCAAGAGGTCAGTTATTGGGCAGATATTCTGAGATGCAATCAATTCAGTGAGTGGGTTGAACACGGACACACTTACGCAAAAGAAAAACGATACAAGAAAAGACAATCACAAGTGAAGATCACAAGTTATTGTAAACCAGTGTTTGTGAACGCCAATACGAAGTTACTAAACTAATGTTTACGAACTGGCTTAGAAAAAAATACTATTATGACTACAAGAATTTTAAGAGATCCAAAAGGGATCAGGGTCAACCCAGAAGCAGAACCACTGCGTCAAGTAGTGATCGATATGTTTTCTCTAGTGAAACCTTTTTACTCAAGACAGACAGCAGCCTACACCACAACCGGGGAAGCTGCGCTAGAGATAGTTGAGGTTGATAGTTCTAGCACCGTGGTAGTAAGTCTCCACGTTTCACCAAAGGACGGACAACAAGTGATAGTCAAGCGCATGGGAAGTGGGGCCGTAACTGTAGATACAGCAGGAGCCGAGACAATAGACGGATCAGCGAGCAAATCCATTGCAAGCCAGTATGATGCCTTGAGAGTCGTGTACCTCGATGCGTCAGGCGAATATGTGGTGATCTGATGGCAGTAATAAATTACGGTAGTTATCAAGAACAAGCAACAGACGTTCCTCGTGATCAGTGGGAAATTTTTATTCCTACAGGGCCAATTTATGGCGATGAAACTTACTACAACGAGGAAATGAAAAACCGTGAAGAAGCACAAGATCGCCAAGACTTAATACAAGACATCAGAGAGGGTTTGGTAAATCCTTTTGATCTTACGGATGAACAGCTTAATTTTTTCACCAAAGACACCATGTCTCCAGAGGAGGCAAGAAACAGTTTAGCTCCTTTCTATGGTGTCGATGACCCCGGCTTTCCAAACGGAATCACAAACGAAGAAACGCTAGATTTTGTTCATCTGCAAACAAACAAGTACAAGAACCGAATTGCTCAGATCGTCAACACTGAAGATTTAGATGTCATTGCAGCAGTTGAACGACATCAATCAAGGCTACAGCAAGGAGGAGATTTAGACGGTGACGGCATCGTTGCAAATGATTCAGAGTGGAGCATCTCACAAACTGACCTACCGCAAGACGTTAAGTCTAAAGTTTATGATGTTTTAATAACAGGTGGAGTTGATGTTCCAACAGTTGACGGAGTTACCGACAAGGAATCAGTCCTCACTCAAGTATTCGGAGAAAATTGGTCAGATCAATCTGAGGAGGTGCTTAGAGGCGTCTTAGATGTATTCGCTGCAAATGACGGCACTCCCATTCGTTATCCAGAAGGAGATCCAAGAAACGAAGATGCAGACATTGGCGAGCAAGGAGAAGAGGTAGGAGACAGAGCGCCACAAGAAGGAGATCCAGAAGATCAGGGACAAGAACCGGGAGAGGAGTTACCGCCAGAAGAGGAAGCCCCCGGAGAGGAACCACCCGAAGAAGAGTTACCTGAGTTACCTCCTCCTGATGATGATTCAGAAAACGATATTCCTCCCGGCCCCTCGCAAGAAACAGATACTGGACAAGAAGATGAGTTCCCTCCTTTCCCTCCTTTCCCAGATGCAGAGGACGATTCAGATCAGCAACCCGAAGATGATTTTCCTGAGCTACCTCCTCCTAGCGACACGCCTGAAGATGAAGATCAGGGAGAGAGCGAATTACCGCCTGATGATGAAATAGATTTACCTCCTACTGATGACGAAACCACAGATCAATCTTCAGAGTCACAGGAAGAATCAGAAGCAGAGTCAGAATCAGAAAGTCAATCAGAGGCAGAGGCAGAAGCAGAAGCAGAGGCAGAGGCAGAAACAACAACAGAGGCAGAGGATCAGTCTGATGAACCGACCGATCAATCTCAAGATTTACCACCCGGAGAGTTGCCCCCAGAAGAAGATCCGCAACCTCCGACAGACGAGCAACCAGAAGATTTACCACCAACAGATTCACCACCCGGACAACAACCAACGGGAGACTTGCCACCGGGAAATCAAACCCCTACAGGCGAGACTTCTGGCGAAGACGATTTTCCTGACTTGCCACCCGGAGACGAAGACGGAGACGGAAATAATGACGAGGACGATGACATGGAAGACGATGGTTTTTTAAATACGCTTGGTGATCTTCTCACTAGAGGCTTAGAAACTGTAGGAGGTGCTTTATCTCAAGCATTTTCTCAGGGCGGCCAAGGTGGTAGCGCATCGATTAGTAATATAATTGATGTAGCAAGAGCAGCTATAGAAGATCGAAAAGCGACAGAATATTATACGGATGCGTTGCGCGATGCCTCAGATCAAGAACTAGAGTTCTTAGAGCGCATG